CTGCTACTGCCTGTTGCCCTGCTGCTCTAGCACTGTCAATTGCATCTTCCGAGGCCATGTACTGACCCGCTGTATTCAACAGGCCACCGCCCATGTTTAGTAGTTCTTGTGTAGTTGGCATTCTTAGCTTCCTTTAATAATAATAATAAGAGTAGTGTTAAAACAGGTCGTTCCAACCAGAGCCGTTGTAACAACGCAGCTTGTTAGATGTAGAATCATAATATACATCCCCAGCGGTCGAACCTGAAGAAGGCTCAGCAGAAGGCGCTACGCGCAAAAGAGTAGACAAACTTACAGCACCTGTTACAGTTATTCCTGTAGCAGAAGTGGCTGCCTTGGCAGCATTGTCGTGATACAGAGTGACAGCACCGTTTTCCGTACAGACAATTGCGTTTTCAGTGTTGTTCCGTATAAAGACGCTATTCGCTGACTGTAAATATAAAGAGCCTACACTAGCTGTGTTGTCTACGAAACCGTGAGAACCAGAGTGATAGATTTCTAAGTCACTGCCTGTACCAAATAATGCCTTAACATTATCATTTAAAATGACGTTACCAGTAACAGTGCCTCCAGCTTTAGGAAGAGCAGCGTTAGCTGTTGCTGTAGTAGTGTTTACAGTAGTCGTGTCGGCCTTACTGTTTACTCCTGTAGCAATGTTATTAAATTCAGTAGTGAACTCTGAACCTTTAATTTTTTTAGCGGTATTTCCTGACGTTAGGTCATCTTTAGAACCAAAATTAGTGGTTACGTTATATGCAGTCATTTAGATAAATCTCCCTAATAGAGCGTGTATGTCAATTTTTTGAATAGAAAAAGCAGTGCCGTTAATTGTTGATTCAAGACCTACAGTTACTTCTACACCAGAGCCTGAAGTATTTAGAGAAGGTTTATTAACAGTAACGCCCCCTGTGTACTCTGCTGTAGTGTTGTACTCTGCTTCATTAAACTCTGCGTCATCCGTTGATGCCGCTAAGGTAATAGCTTGTTTAGTGAAGTTATTGGAGTAATCGTACCCCCAGTTAAGTATAGCGTTTGCGCCTGCCCCTCCAATAATGGTAACATTCATCTTTTTAAGGAATTTTAAGTTAGTAGGGTTACCAAAGTTTTGAGGGTGACTAAAGTACTTCATGTCGTAAGACGCATCCCCATCGTTATATGTACCATACTTTACTAAGGCTGGTTGAGCAGAGCCGTCTTTAGCTAAGCCCAGCATTAACTCATCGTCAGCAAACACTGACAAGGCTAAAGGTGTTAAACCTCTCCAAGTAGTAGCTCGAAAAGAACCGTCCTCTAAGGGTCTTCGCACATCAAAACAATAAACAACGTCTGACTCTGGAAGTGTTAATATATAGAACGCATGTTTAGCACTGTAAGCACTTTTGATTGCTTTACCGTCACCTGCGGCAAATTCAAAGGCGACAAGCTCCATAAGGTCTGTGCGTACATTCTTACTAATATCATTAAGTGGAATAGCTTTTTCTTGTATAAGACGACCAAGAGACATCACGCCTCGATTAGATAAGAACAGCAAGTCATTACCAGTTGACTGTACAGAATCTCTAGCAATACAACCAACACCTTCAATGGTGTCGTACAGTCTAATTGTGTCAGCAGTGGTAGCGGTTAAAGCTCCACCCTGTGCTCCTACAACGTCTTGATATAAGATAATAGAACGCTTACCAAAGACAACTAAGTATCCGTTGTGTTCAGCGAGTGCAACTACAGAGTCATACCCTTGTGGCCAGACGTTAGTTAAATCTAAAGTCAACCAAGAGTTACCTGAACCATGCCAAGTGTCTCCATCAAGGAGAGCACTACCATAAATCTTGTAGTCTTGGTTTGCAACAGATGTAACCCATAGACGACCAAAGCCAGCTAATACTTCGTCTCCCTGTGGAGGAGCAGTACTGCCAGAGTCAGGAACGAGCACTAAGGCAGATGCTCCAGCTACGTACTTGAGAGGAGCATGTCCAGCCTGAAAGAAGTAAACATTGTTAGCAAAAGAAGCAGTCTTCCATTTATTAGCACTACAAGAGTAGTTAGAAGGAAAAGCTATTTGAGTAAGAGTTGTAGTTCCTCTGTATATTTTTAGGTTGCCCATAGAGAAAACAGTGGCTGTCCCGTCATACGCGATAAACTCTTGTATGTGCTCAATGCCTGCACTAGTGCCTAAGACTGTGGCCCCGTTACCAGCAACAGCACTCCAGCCTTGCCTAGCCCCAACACGCCCTCTCTGGTCAATTACACAGTTCTCTGCAACGTCAGCAAAGGCTGCGTTTAAAGACACAGGAGAGTCTTCAGTGTTAAGACCTGCAAAAGCAGGAGCAGAGATTGCAAGATTCTGTAGCTGTTGAGCCATTACACATCCCTCCAGATAAACTCAGTAGGAAACCTTGCAACATCAAAGGCGATAGCGTCAGCCAACGTAGAACGCCCTAGCTGTATCATAGCGCCGCTTGTCTGACCGCCTGTCTCTCCTCTCTCTTCCATTGCAAAGCCCTGTGCAAGCTGAATAACAGCCTGAGTAGGTACGTAGAACACATCAGCATCGTTAGTGTATTCATCTCTACGTTGAACAAGGTTAAAGCGTAAGTACTCTACAGCGTTAGGCTTAGGGTAGACATCTACAATAGCGTTGCCTTCGGCAGTAAAGCCGTTCCAAGTGTACTGAGTAGGAGACCCTTCTACAACAGGCTGAATAAGGTATTGGTTACTCATTTCAAAAGCAGGAATGTGCTCCATAAAACAGTTTTTAGTGTCGTTCAATACGTTCAAGGTTTTAAAAGAAGAGTTAGCTCCAATTAAGTTGTAAGAGAAAACGTCAGCTTGTGTAGTGACTGTAATAGTGGTACGTAGCGAAGACCAATCCCATGCGTCCTCTACCATGCGTTTAGCGTCATTTACAAAAGTTCCTATAAGCTTAGAGTAGGAATTTTGATTAACAGTAGTTACCTCTTCTTCTCTCAAGCGTACAAGTACTCTGTTTACAGCTTCTAAGTATGTCATTGAATTTTATACCTTGTAGTTAAAAGCGTTAGCAAAAGGGTCTGACAATAAGTCTACCATTTCTTCTTTGGGTTGTTGGAATTGTTTTTTACTTAACTTCTTAGCATCTTGCTCTGTAAGACCTGTAAGCAGGTTACCTACTAAACTAATGCCCTCATCGTGTTCAAACTGAGCTACGTCAAATAAGCCACCTGTAGTTCGTGTAGCTGAGGGCGCACGAGTTGGCACTGGTAAGTTTATATTAGGCAGACCTATATCAGGTAAGTCTATATCTTCAAGAGCCTGTCTAACGGCTGTCTCAGCGGCTGACAGTGCGTCGCCTACTTCTTGACCTACATCCTCAGCTACATCTCCAGTAGCTTGACCTACGTCCTCGACTACATCTCCAGTAGCTTGAGCTACGTCTTCAATTACATCTCCAGCAGGTTGTGTAAACGGTTGTAACACTTCTCTATCAAACGCTGCCGCACCTTGTCTAACTGCGGTGTCTGCTTGCGATAAAACATCTCCAACAGGCTGTGTAAACTGCTGCAATACTGTCTTGTCAAACTCTGCCAAGCCTTGTCTGGCTGCTGTATCTGCTGCTGACAACACATCGCCTAGTGGCTTGAGAGTATCTTCTATTTGCTCTACAACAGGTTGTAGCGTGTCAACTAAAGGCTCAAGAGCGTCTTTAAGTGCTCCCTCTATAGGCTTTAAACCGCCTTCTCTAATGTATTCAATACCGCCAACTTTAAGAGCATCTTCAAAACTACTACCACCTGCCATTTCTTCTATAGTTTTACTTAATCCAGCTTCAAAACTTTCAGGCAACGATAATAGACTGTTTGGAGGTAGTTTACTTTTAACTCCTTCTAGTATTTTAGGTAATACAAGCCCAACAGCCGCTTCTTTTAAATCACCTGCTCCCGCAGCTTTTATTAAACCTTGAGTTTGATTATAGGTAGAACCAAACAATCCTGTACCTGTATCTACTGGCCCCATGCCTCCAGCGGCTGCTCCTGTGCCTGCTTTTGTTACGTCTGCAAAGTTTAAACCGGCAGAAGCTAAAGAAGCCCAGTCACTTCCTTTTAGCGTCTCGCCTTGAGCACCTTTAACTGCCGCCTGTACAGCGTCCGACATACCGGCTGTAGCAAAAGATAACACAGTCGAAGCTATAGGGCGTATTACATTATCACGAGCAGCTTTCCACTTAGACTCTGAGTCTGCACTCTCGTAGTTAGTCTGGCCTATTGCACGTTTAAAAAGTTGTTCTTCGTTTAGCCGTGAGTCTCTACTAGTACCACTTAATTTTTGGTCATCAAACAAGATAACCTCCCTAGCATAGAAGGGAGCGGTAGGGTCGTTAGCCATCAGAGAAGGAATTTCATAAAGAATGTCTCCCTTAACAAAGTATTGCTTGGCTGGCTCTGCGTTTGGGTCGTTTCGTCTAGCATCGTCTGCATAAAGAAGACCAGCGGCTTGCTCAAGATATGTATTCTTATCTATATTATTTTGTGAGTATTGCCCCTCTAAAAAGTTAAGCTGAGAGTTGACATCAAGATTGTTATACACTGTAGAAAACTGTTCGTTGTCTGTTGAATACAAATCTGTTAGGGAGTCTCGTTGACCTTGCTTAAACTCTGCTTCTTTGGGGGTATAGATGTCCCAAAATTTAGTGTTGTCTGTAAACTCTTCGTCAGTAAAAGAATCACGAGATAAGTTAATATCCTGTAAAAGTTGTGGCCGCTGTACGTCCGCTGCATAAGCAGTCATCTTTGCAGGGTCTACGGTGGCGTTAGCGTCAATGTCGTATAAGTCGTACCCCAGAGAGGCGTTGATGCGCGCCCGTACCGCTGCTGGGTCTTCGGCTGCTAGTCGTTCGTTCATTGCCACTGTGTCTACAAAAGGACGCGCTTGTCCACCGTATAGAGAAGAGTCTAGTTCTACAGGAGCTACAGGCTGCTCAATTGAAAAAGGGTCTACTTCATTATCAAAGCCACTAGCAAGGGAGACAACTTCTTCTTCTTCCTGTGTGTCCTGCGGGAGCATTAAAGTTTGATAAGGCGCTGGGCTTTTTGTTCTAACATTTAAGGCCATTAGTTTACTTCCTCATGTCCATTATTTTACTAACTCCACGAATACCAAAGCTAGAGCTTATAGCGATAAACAACAAGTATTGATACCACTCAGGTAATTCCTCTAGTGCTATAAACGCAGCAGCTACTCTATCTATAACAGTTATATCGTTAGCAGCTATAGCGTAACCCACCATGAAGATAGGAACAGACAGTACTATTGTCCAGAAC